CAAGAGGCATTTTAATACTGGGGTTAAAAATAATTTTAGATTTTTCATTTGGTCGTTACTTAATTTTCTGTAAATATAATACTTTTTATTTAATCTAACACAATAAAAGAAAAAATATGTTCAATTATTGGTAAAGTCCATCCGTCACCTAATAAACTTCCGGCTTTTGCTTTTGATAAAATAGATGTATATCCATCAGGAAAGCCTTGCAATCGTTCCATTTCGATTTGGTTAACTGTTCTTACTAATTCACCTTCTTGAATTAAATTAGGCGTTTGTTTGCCTTTTGCTATTCGCTTTTTTATTAAAACACTTTCTTTAATTTGGCATTTAACAAATTGCTTATAATCTCCTTGCAATAAACAATTTGCTTTATCAGTATATACATAAACTACTGGACAAATTCCTTTTGCGTCTCTACTTTTTAAATATTTTTGTTCTTCTTTGCTTCCTATGTTTTTATATGTATATTTTAAAACGTAACCCTCAAGCAAAGCTGTACTTTTTACTCTTTCAACTCTACCATCAGTTATTATATCTTTAAACATTATACCTCTATCTTTTGGTTGTGGAATATCAGTAACTAAATCAAACATTGTTTCTTTTGTACGGATATTACTCCAATAATATCTATCACGCAATTGAGCAGTAACTAATTTTGAATTGATACGAACAGGATAAACACCTAATGCTCTACTCATAATTCCTACATCTAACTTTGCAGCACTACCAACATTCTCCTGAAGAAACAATACGTTTGGATTCAATGCTTTTATATGCTCTAATATCTCAACGAACACAAAAAACAGACTTGATTTCTTACCGTTAATTCCCGCACGTTTTCCAGCAGCTGATAAATCTTGGCAAGGTGAACCTGAAAGAATCAAATCAATTTCGCTCCATTCAATATCCCATTCTTTCCATTTAGTCACGTCACCTACTTGGATAGTGTCAGGGAAATGGTGCTGCGTTAATTCAATCGCATATGGCTTTATTTCACTTGAGTAATATTTGTCAACTTTTATACCTACATTCTCCAATGCTTGTCTGCCTGTATTCATTCCGTTAAATAAACTTAATACGTTCATATCAATTCTATTAAATTAATTTCCTCAACTCTCAAGATACAACCGGTTTTGAACCAGCAGTCATCCTTTGCTATCTCTATTGCTTGCTCTTCACTTACTGCAAATGTCTCAATGAAGTACGTTTGCTTGTATGTTATTCTATATCGTTTCATAATGTGTTTATTTTAGTTTTAAATTCGTCAAGTGACCTTACTAACCAGTATTCGTGATTCAATAATTGTACTCGCTCTTGGAAATCTTTTTGTTTATCTGATTGCTTACCTTTAGCATCCTTAAATTCGCAAAATATTACACGATTTTCTAACACTATAATTGTATCAGATGCACCTGCCAACATTCCGGTAGCTTTTTTAAACATTTGCTCACTTGCATTTCTTCCCTCATTAGGAACGCTAAACATAATTAATCTTGGATTATGGTGCTTTAAGCAAAATGTATTGTTAAACCAAATATAACACGCTTGTTGTATTGCTGATTCTTTCATAATTTTCTATTTTCTATTTGAATTTTTGCCCATCGATGATGATAGCTCATTAATTTTCCGTAAATCTTAAAATCGTTAGCAGTTTTTAAATGGTAATATATCCAATTTTTTGAATATCCTTTTATCTTTTGAATTTGAATTAACATATCTATACTTGCAGTCTTTGCTACCTCTTGAATTTCAACCCCCGACATCAATACTAATTGCGCAAATACTTGTTCTTCTATTTCTTTTTGTGTAGCCTCCATTATCTCTCCACATTCTGGACATTTCATAATATTTGAACTCATCGCAAATGAACAACTCGGACAATTTTTTATAGGTGCAGCGCCTTCTTTTTTCTCTTTCTTTTTTAATGTCCATCGTCTTGGAAATTCCCAATAGTTGTGAGTCTTAACATTATTACCAAAATCAAGCAAAGTAAATTCCGTTTTACTGAGGTATATTCTTGACCCTCTACCCACCATTTGTAAGAATAAAGGTAGTGATTTTGTGGCACGATATAAAATAACCACTTCAATATTAGGAACATCAAATCCAGTTGTTAAAATTCCATAGTTAGAAATTATAGCACCATCCGTATTTTTAAACCACTCAATTTTTTCTTTACGCTCTAAATCTGTCATATAGCAGTCAACGTGTTCAATCGGTAATCCTTTATACTTCCAATCTTCTACAAGTTCTCTGCTGCTTTCCACGTTCGGAGCAAATACAATTGCTTTTTTACCATTGCAAATTCTTATATAATTTTCATACACTCCGTGAAATAGTTTTATCTCACTAAATCTCTCTGCCATTGATTTCTCATCGTAATCTCCACCTTTAGTTTTTACACCTGATAAATCTACTTTAACTCCATACGTTTTGCAAGGGGACAATTTACCTTTTATAATTAAATCCGGTGTATCAATTACCTGCACTATTTCATTATAAAATTTCTCAAGTGATTCTTGTTTACCTTCCCGATGAGGTGTGGCAGTTGCTCCAATTACAAATGTTTTATCTGAAACAAATTCAAATATAGGGTCAAAGATTGATTTATGCGCCTCATCTAATATAATCAAATCTAAAGACTTTATTAGTTCTTGATATTCTATATTTTTCATTCTTCGCATAACTGTCTGAATCATTCCAACATATAAGGAATGTGAAAAATCTACCTTTTTATTTGGCTTAATCTCATTACAATGTAACCCCATTTCAACAAGTGCGCCTGAACTTTGCGAAAACAATTCCTTTCTATCTGTAAGAATCAAAATCCGCTTATTTTTAGCAAATGCTTCTTTTGTCATATAGCTAAACATAATCGTCTTTCCGCTTCCAGTTGCGGAGCATAAAATTAAACGCTTATTTCCATTTGAAAAATGTTTTTTTATCTCTGAAATATATTTTTCCTGATAATCGTACAACTGAATCATATAGAGAAAGGATTAATTTGTTGCATAATCTCGGATTTTCTCTCTACATAATATTTATTTGAACGCTCACGAAATAATGGATTACCAAAAGTTTGTTTTAATTCACTACCTAATTTCTTCATTGAGAGAATGCGCTGCTTTGAATGTGTTTCTATTATATCTTTGATTTCTGTAGCCGTTAACCATTCACCCCTATCCTCCGGAACATTAAAAAATTTAAATATTAATTCACGTTCAAATGGGATGGATTCAAACGACCTGCCCACCTCATTTAATACGCTTAATTCAGTATCTAATAATTGATATACTTCACCACTTGTGTATGCACGATGTAATTCCATAAACAAATCATCCTTATCGATTGAATTATATAATGAATGGTCAATAGATATTACTTCAACGGGTAAAATTCTTGTATTACCAGTTGAATCGTTAATTAATTGATGGTCATTAGATGTTCCGCATAAAATAGATAAACGTTTATAATCTTCGTTATATCTTCCATATGCTGCTCTAAGGGAAAAATAATTTTTAGATGTTAATTCCTTAAACTTCTTTTCATCTTGCTTTGATTTTCCACCCATCTCATCATCCATAACGATAAGTTTTTCGCACATTAATAGTTCGTCATCCTTTCCTCTATCTAAATTTGATTCAGCGTAATATGGTTGCAGCGCGCTTGGAAGTAATCTTCTAAACCATTCCGTTTTACCCGTATTTTGCCCACCGGTTAACGATAAAACTGAACGTACCGGATTGCCATATATACAAGCTATTATTCCAATCATCCACTTTCTAATAAACCTATCCTTTATAGGTGTATCACTTTTTACTGAATCACATAACCTTTGAATGTTACCAGTTGAAATTCTGTGTTTATTTGCTTCAACATATTCAAAAAATGGATTGTATTCAGGTATATTAACTGACTGAATAATTCTATTTACAATATCAAAAGTAATTGCTTTATCATCAAAGGTTATTCTACATTCCAAAAATACGCTATTAAACTCTTTGTCGTACATCGGAATACCATTCCACTCGTATTTCCTTGTAATTATGTTTTTACGTATCTTAAAACGCTTTAAAATGAAATCAGAACAGTTTACAATCATATTCTCTGCGCTATTATCGTAGCGAATATCCATATCTCTGCGCTCAAATACTTCATTTACTATCTCAAGTGCTTCTTTTTCATCAATATTTTTATCTATTTGCAATTGTTTTACCGCTTCAATCTTCGGAGTATTCATTCTTTTAGCAAGTTTTACGCTTGAGATTGCTCTATCTGAATTATATTTAGACAAATCTACTCCGGCTAACTTCAAAAAATAGTAGAATGTTCCTACATTTACACCAGTTCCATTGCGTTTTAGTGAAATATCGTACTGCTTATCAGTTTGTACCTTGTTATATTTCTCCGAATAAGAGCATAATTTGTGAAAATAATCCCTTCCATCTTCTCCAAATCCTGCTACAAGTGCAAAAGATAAGTTTAAATAATCGTAATACTCATCAACTACAGATTTATTAACCTGCATTACCAACTCACCAACTTCTGTTTTAGGAACAATAATTGCAAAATTCTTTGCTATGGATTTCTTTTCAATTTTTACTTTAGCTTTTTTGGATTTTGTATTCAAGAATAAATCAGGGTCATAACTTACAAATCTACAACTCGCAACATTCTTTGGCGCAGGGTCAACTGTTATTCCAAATTTTTGATAGTAGTATTCCGATATAAAATTATAACTCTCCTTATGTTTCGATGGGTCTATCTTACATATTACTGCAAATCCGGTATTGCTTACAGATGCAAACGATGCGTATGTATACTCATCTTCATTAATTTTACTTCTATCTGTATAATCATCAATGTCAATTGCGATAAATCCTGAATGTGTTTCTAATTGAGATTCATTTCGCTGCTTAAATGTTCCACCAATAGTAACTGCGGGTAATTCTTTCTTATGAAGTTTCTTTCGTTCTTCATTTTCTTCTGACCTTACAAGTTCAACTTTAGTTTTCCACTCGCCATTCTTAACCTTGTCAAGAAATTCATCAACAGTTGTTCTGTCGAAATCTTTTTTCGTGTCTTTAACACTAATCCAATAACTTACCATATGTTTTTATTTACGTTTTTTAATTTCACGTTAAAAAAAAGAGTGTAGCTGGAACGTGAACCACTTACGTTAAGCCGCTAAACTTAAACTACACGATGCAAATATAAAACAAATATCAATATAAAATACATTTGCAAGGGTAAAAAGTGATTTGCAAGGGTAAAACATCGTTTTGCAAGGGTAGCGCAAGGGTAGAATCTCAATGTTTTACTGGGTTGCAAGGGATACAAGGGTAAAAGTTTTAATTATATATGAGATATATATTATTTTATTTTATAAATTAAAAAATAAATTATTTCTATTTGAAGTTTTAAAACTCTTGTTGTTTACCCTTGCTACCCTTGCGACCTTTGATAATCAAGTAGTTGAAAATTATTCTACCCTTGCAAAATTAGCAGGTTTTCATTAAATTCTAAATCATTCTCTACCTTATCCAATACCTTCAACTGAATTTCTCGCAGTTCTTTAACATTTGCACAATTAATTACCGCATATTCCAACCAGGATAATGGCTGCTTTTTTTCTCCGAATATAAAACAATCGTTTAACTGGTCTGCAATTTCTTTCGTGTACATCAAAAACAATTCATCTTCCTTAAAGTTTTGATATGTTTTGATATAATGCAATACGCTACAATGCTCTTTACCGCCCAAATAAGAGCCTATCTTCTCCAAACTGAATAAAGTATTCTTTCTTAAAAATACTGCTGCGTATATTCGTTTATATACCATATCTCGTTTACGTGTAATTTCACAAACTCCGGATGCTTTAATTACGGATAATGTTTTTTCGATGTCTACTTGTTTCATATTGTTTCTTCTTTAGTAATTAACTCCCATTGCAAATCTAACCATTGCAAAAATGCTCTTTGTATTTGATTCTGTTGGTCGAATATTTCCATATTTCCAACATCCATAAAATGTTTATCTAATCTTCTTATTGCCTTTATTGCTTCGTTTTGCAATTGCTTTGCTTTAAATCTGAATGGAAAATCTTCCAGTTTATCAGCGCACGTTGGAAGTATGGATGTGATGGATGTTAAGTAAAACTCTTCTTTAGTCATATCTCGTCTTTAATATTGTATAAAAATTGTAATATTCCTCTAAATGTCCACGTTGCTAATATGTTGTTTTCGTATGTTGTAGTTATTTTTTCATCCCAAATAGGTAACTCTTTTCTATTTTCTATTTTGTTTTGAAGATAATTGTATAAAATATCCCTTGCTAATTCTTTTGTCATAACTTTTCTATTTCTTGTTTAACTTCTTGCCAAAACTCAGTACCTCTGTCCGCACCCATGTAGCCTAATACTTCATCACACGCAATCAATGCGTGTTTTTTTGATGTCTCTTTATTAAAAATAAAAATAAATCCATCCATCATTCTATTTACTAACTCTTCCGCTTTTTCTTTTGCTGTCATTTTATATTCTTTTACGTATAAATTATTTGATATCCTCAATATTATATTCTTTTAAATATAATTCTATCACTCTAACTGTCTTTTGCAAATCCTCTTGAAATTGTCCTTTCTTGCGGCATCTTACAATCCGTTTAATTATATCAAATTCCCACGCATTTAATTCGTTTTGTTCTGCAAATAGGTACAAGCTGCCATTTGAATTGTCATAGTGAGTATCTTTATTTTCTTTGTACCCATCCTTTAAACTCATATAGTTTTCTGCTCTTTGTTTTGCCATCATATCTTTATACTCTTTATCAATTGCCACCTTAAGTAAATCATTGTATTCTTGCTCAATTTCTTTTGCTTTTGTTCTAAAATCTTTCATATGTCTAAATTTAAATTGTAGTCGTCTAATGTTTCTCTAATAAATTCTCTTAATTTTTCCGCAACTTCTCTTTCTATTTCTGTTGAGTTTCCATCATTTGATAATATACTACGAGCATATTTAGTTGTTTCTCTTAAATGCTGGTCTAAATCCCATATGGCTAATTTCCACTTGTAGCCATTTAAAGCTAATTGTAAATCTTCTCGCTCTTCTTCTCCATCGTATTCAATCGTTACTTTCATTTTTCTTATTTTTTAGTTTTCCAATACATATTACATTTACCATTTTTTACATTTACGTTTATCCAACTTTGCCAAAAATCACTTGAAGGAGCAGTAAATCTGTAGCAAGATTTTTTTACCTTGCAATCTTTACCTGTGCATTTTGCTATATCCGCCATTATATTAACTATTTTAAATATTATAACATCCAATAACTATGATACTACACGTTATTAATGTTATTATTGCTATTAATATTAAAATTTTATTGGTTATATATGGCTCATACCATTCTCCACCTTCTCCTTTTTTAATCCATTCTTGTACTTTTCTCATAACTTATTTATTTTTTAAAATTAGATTCATAACTTAAACCATACCACTCATCAACTTTATTCAACGACATCTGTTTTACTCCATTCGGATATATCGTTTTTGCTATTTTAAGCCGTTCTAATGGTATAAATGTGTTTTCAAGTGCACTTGGTTTAACATCCTTGTTTAACCATGCTGTAATTGCTTTTAAATTCATGTTGTTTTTTTTAAGAGTTAAAATTATAGGGGAATTTCACCCCTTGTTTTGTTTATTTAGTACAATTTGAATCAGTAATATAATTAGATACTATATGATTCCAAGCTGAAGCATTTTTTCTTTTTGCTTGATTTGATGCATAAAATGGGTCAAATGTATTTTTAATAGCGTCAGTGTTAAATTTTAATAATTCAGTAACTTCTTCCAATGTAATGTCACTTTTGTCTTTAATATCAACATTAATTTTTTTACTTGAAATATATCCCTTTGTAGTTTTTTCAGCGCAAGTAAATTGAATGCTAACACCTTTACCATTAAAGTTTTGGTCATTTAAAATTCTTTGACCATCCTCAAAAACGCATTCCAAAGTAACACCATCTGAATGTAAAAAAGAAAATGTTAAATCACCAAAAATAATTTCAGTTTTTTTCTCAGGAAATCGATTAGAAAATTTTTGTGCTAATTCTGATTTGATAAATTCTAAAGTTGTCATAATTTCTATTTTTAAATTTTCTGTGCCTTATTGACCTCACGAAGATATGTATAATGTTTATATCTACAATACTTTTAAACAAATTATTTTCATTTATTTTCACTTTATCAATGTTTACAAGGCTTATAGACGCAAAAAAAATACCTGCTAAATTAATAACAGGTACTTTGAAGGGTAAAAAGTATGAAAAATTACCTCCGTTTTATAATTCCATTAGTTCATTTATGCAAGTTTTGCCACCTATTATGATTGCGCATCCTATAATTGGCTTCTTACCCGATTTCGCATATGCCATTGCGTAGGATTCGTGATCTATTCCGCAGCCAACTTGCGCACCGAATACTTTAAAGTTAGCACCGGCAAACCATTGTGTGTAACATTGTGTATGAAGATGTCCTTGTACTGTTGACATCATATCCGCTCTACATTTAGCTGAAGCAGTACCTGCTTCGCCATGAATATACTGCACATTGTCTATTATTACACGTTCGGTAAAATTCCAATTTGGAGTCTCAAGAACTTCTTTGTATACTTTAATCCATCTACTTGGAATCGCTCCCGTTTGTGCTTTACGCATTATAAGTCTATCGTGATTACCGATAGTCACATCTGCTATTGGAAATGCTTTATACCATTCTGCAATTTT